CTCCAGTCGGGGATCGGTAAAATGATCCGCTCTCGACTTAAAAGGGTGGGCATCAACCTCAGTGACCAGACCCGAAATCAGCATTTAGCCCGTGAGGGTTCGCTGTCGGGTTTCTGGGCTACGATGGACTTAAGTAATGCCTCAGATACCATTAGTAGTAATCTAGTTCGCCATCTGGTTCCTTTTGATTGGCTAGCTGCGATGGATCTGACCCGGACCCATAAAATCTTCATTGACGGACGGTGGCAACATTTACACCGATTTTCGTCTATGGGTAACGGTTTCACATTCGAACTCGAGTCCCTGATTTTCTGGGCTCTGTCGAAGGCTGCTTGTGAAGCTTCCGGCTACTTAGGGCCGATTGCCGTTTACGGTGATGATATCATCATCCCGTCGACGGCGTTCCGTCTAGTTTCCTCCGTTCTAGAGTCAGTCGGCTTTTCTGTGAATAAAAAGAAGTCGTTTGCAGAAGGCCCGTTCCGTGAATCCTGCGGGGCAGACTGGTTCAACGGTATTAACGTCAGACCTTATTTCATCAAGGAGAATCCCCAAGATGTCGCCTCTCTTATCTCGATTTGCAATGGGCTTCGCCGTAGCAGTCGTCGTGCCAGCCATGGTTATGGTTGCAATAGACTTTTTGCTGCGGCTTGGTTCACTGCTGTTCGGAGTATACCTGCTGCATTAAGACGCAGGATTGCCTTTGGTTACACCCATACTGATGATTTCATTCTCAGTGGGAAGGCAAAGGAGGGCTTCGTCGTTCAATTCTTACCGACAACAGAAAAGGACCTTAATTGGTTCCCGGCAAAAGCAACTGCCCTGTATAGGTCGAATCGACGAGGTGGGTCTGACACACTACAAACTGTCCGTACTCAGGCTTACTACGACTTTACCAGTCGGAAAAGAACTGGGCGTCCCGTACCACTGGGAGCACAGATGAGGATGAACAGGGAGAGACTATTTGGCAAGTTACATGCTGATTGGTTACCCTCCAGTAGCCGTCTCGGTTTTGGCGATGGTCAGATTTTTGACTACCGTCGCGACTGCGGCGAATGGCGTTTGAGGAAAG